ATGAGCAGATCGTTGAGATGGAGAAGGACTTCATGGGCAACTTCGATGAGATCGAGGAAGAGCTTAACGAGATCCAAGTTGAGGTCGCACTCGACGGCACTGAAACATGGGGAACCTGTGACCGATTCTTGATCCTCAAAGGCGGCGACCGTGCCGTCATGGCTGACTACAAAACCGGAATCAGCATCATCGACCCGCCGGAAAAAAACTGGCAAGCGAAGGCATACACGACCGGAGCGTTCCAGAAGTATCCCGACATCAAGGAGATCGTTTTCGCGTTCTACGTCCCGCAGCACAATGCGACGCTGCACCACACGTTTACGCGAGATGACCTACCTACTCTGGTCGAAGACCTGAGCCGAGTCATCAAGGCTGGTGAAGAAGTCAGACCGAAGTGGGAGTCTGGCACGCCGGAGTTAGAGGAATGCACCCCGACTCAGTATTGCCGATTCTGTAGGCACGAAGATACTTGTCCTGCGCTAGGCGGTCTCGTTATCAGTGTGGCCAAGAAACTCGATACCACGTTGCCTGACATCGATCCGACTGACGTTGACAATCCGGCCAGACTCTCTGAGCTATTCAACATCGCGAAGATCGTGGAGAACTGGTCGATGTCTATTAAACGTAAAACACTCGACGCTCTTAAAGACGGCGAGCAGCTTGACGGTCTTAAACTCCGCTCGATGGGCAGGACTAGAAAGATCTCCGATAACGCGACTTTTGTAAAAATCGCAAAAAAATATGGAATTGATCTGGACACGCTGCTGGATCAAGTTAACTTCCCTCTCGCCAAGGTTGCTAAGAAAGCAGGAACCGACAGCAGACAAACTTTCCTCGATGAATGCGAAGACGCAGGAATCGTAGAAACATCAGACGAGCGGCACTGTGTCGCGACTCAATAAACCAAACCAATAATTGATATTATGGCTAAAACCCAAAAGCAAGAAGTCGTTGCTGCCGAGACCAACACTGGTCTCTCCACCAACGTAAGCGGAATCGAAATCGACGTAGAGGACATCGAGATTCCACGTATTAACGTCTGTCAAAAGATGTCGCAATCCGACGCACCTGTCGGGTCGATTCTCTTCGACAAGACATACGAGATCGCCCCACCGGATACTCCGGTAAAGGTGATCACCGTAGCGGCCCAGAAGGGCTGGCGGGAGAACATCCCTTTCGAGGAAGAGGATATCCCCCGCATCGCTTGGTCTAAAGAACAAGCTGACGCCATTGAAGCGGAGTCGGATTGGGACATGACTGAGTTCGCTGAGATCACTCTCCTCATGCGTCAGCCTGAAGGTAGTGAAGAAGGCGATGCGTTCCAGTTACCAATCGGCGACCACAACTACGCACTGGGCAAGATCAACGTGGGTAAGAACGCATACCGTTCGACCTACAAGCGTCTTGCGACATTCGCGGCTCTCCAGTCTGGAGTTCCTATTCATAGCAAAGTTTGGAACTTCGTTTCTGAAGAACTCAGCAAGGGCAAGTATACTTGGTTTAATCCGTCGCTCACCGTGACGAAGGAAGAAACCGATGAGGATGTCACCGCCTTTGTTAAAAACTTTCTCGGAGCGTAGTTATGACTGACCAAGAGAAAGAACAAAAAACCCGTGATCTCCTGCTTGAAGAGATCAAGATGCTCGACGGCATGATCGCTGAAGTCGAGGATCAACTCTCGCAAGTCGGGAGCAACTTGAGAAAGTTGCGGGTAGTTCGGGAGGCACTCCAGCACGTTACTGGCGAGCAGACCGAATTGGAATTGGACTAGGAATACTAGTAACACTAGTAGGATACAAGCCCACCGCAGAGTTTTTCAGTCTTTCCTTTGCGGTGGGCTTTTTCTGCTCACAAATATACTTATATGATTACATACGCATTAGATTTTGAAACCTACTACGACAAGCACTGCTCGATACGAAAGCTTGGCCCGTTAGGTTACTTCTCCCACTACGACTTCGACGCCTATATGGTGAGCGTTGTCGGAGATGACGGCTACGAGTTTGTAGGCCATCCTGAAGATTTTGACTGGAACCTGCTTAACGGCAATATCGTCCTGTCCCATAACGCATCATTCGATGAAACACTTTACCTATATGGAATCAACTGCGGTTGGTGGCCGGAGGTGAAACCAGCCGAATGGCACTGCACCGCCGACATGGCCGCTGCGGTCGGCTTGCCGAGATCGCTGAAGAACTCAACTGCCGAAGCTTTCGATCTGGAGATCTCCAAATCCACCCGTGATAACATGTCCGGCAAGACGTGGGCGGGTATGACTAAAGAGTTCCAGAAGGAGGTAGAGGAATACGCCATCAAGGACTCCGTTCTCTGCCTCCGTCTGTGGAAGGCTTATGAGTCTAAATGGTCGCAGTTTGAGCGGGACATCAGCGTCACGAACAGACGCATCGTTCAGAGGGGAATCCCGATCGACGTGGACGCTCTACGCAAAGCTAAGGAGACAATCAACGAACTCATCTTTGAAACAGAGAAGGCGATACCTTGGGCAGACGAGAAGCCTCTACTTAGCCGTAAAGCATTTGACGAACACTGTATTCAACTAGGCATTGAGCCACCGGCCTCTCTCGCTAAAACGGATGTCGATGCCCAGCGTTGGATACTGGCACATGGCCACAAATACAAATGGATCGAGGCCGTAACGAACTGGCGTCGTATCAACACGATCAAGAAGAAGCTCGATAGCTTCGACTTCGCGACGATGCCGGATAACCGATACTACGGCGGCATTATGTATTTCGGAGGACACACCGGACGCTTCAGCGGCAGTGGAGGTAATCTTAATCTCCAGAACTTGCCGAGAGAAGGAATGTTCGGGGTTAATATGCGTAACCTCATTACCGCGCCTAAAGGTAAGAAGCTAGTCGTCGTTGACCTCTCTCAGATCGAAGTCCGCACTCTTTGTTGGCTATCCGGTGACCGAGAGACGATGGACGCAATCGAGAAGTCAGACGACATCTACGAGGCGTTCGCGATCCAGTTCGGGCTGTGGTCTGAAGACAAAGGAGTCCTGAAGAAGAAAGACGCCAAGCTGCGGCACAAAGTCAAGGCTCTCGTATTGGGCTGTGGCTACGGTGCAGGGGCTAAACGATTCGCTGAGATGTATGGTATGCCTCAGAAAGAAGCTCAAGACGCTGTCGATCTTTACCGCAACAAGCTCGCGAAGGTTCCCCAATACTGGAAGAAACTAGGCAAAGAAGTCGATAAAGCATACGATGTCGGCCACCTGTCTCTACCGCTGCCGTCTGGAAGGTCTCTTAACTACGGGAACATCCGCAAGACTCTGGCCCAAGGACGAATCCAGTTCGTCTCCAGTATCAACCGGAACGGCCAGAAACGCATCATGAAACTTTGGGGAGGAGTCCTCGCTGAGAATCTCTCACAGGCTCTGGCCAGAGATATTTTCAGTTTCATGATGTTAGAGATCGACAAGGCTGGCATAGACATTATCTTCCATGTTCACGATGAAGTGATCTGCGAGTGTGATGAAGACGAAGCCGAAGAAGTCCTACAAAAAATTACTCAAATTATGTCCACTCCTCCTGAGTGGATTAGCGATATCCCTCTGGATGCGGAGGGAGAAATTCTAACCCAATACCAAAAATAATGACCTACAGATATTTGCGTAACCTACGCGACAGCAAAGCCCAGAAAACCAGCAAACTCGATAACCTCAATCTAACTAAACCCCCATTTAAGAATAAAGCGGACTATCGGGAATGGTGCAGTAATAATAATACTGACCACGTATTCTATTCTTGTGTCGAAGGACGCGCACCTTCCAAACGAGTCAGCAACGACAACCCCGCCCATAAAATACACGGTGTAGTAGGCGACTACGATTCACCTATTGATTGGAAGTCTTTCCGTAATAAATTGGCCAACGCCTGTGCGGGTATCCCCCTCCCTACGTGGGCTAGCCGAACTCATAGCGGTTACCTGCGGTTAGTTTGGGAATTTGATTCAGCGATACCGATTGACCCCTCTATGTATGACTCGTTTATGGATTACGTGAACAAGTCGCTGAAGATGGACAAGCTCTTCGCTGGTTTTGATAAGACTTCATTGAAACCTAATCAATATTTTGAGTTAGGCGAAGACTGGATTAAAACAGGCGACGCGACCCCGACCGACGTAATCCATGCTTGCCTGTCGAAGGCGGTGTCTTCTAAGCCACCTGAATCTTCTGATACCTCAGTGCCGATAGATGTCGTCGCACCTGAAGTCGAATCCCGATTCCCGAACCGTTGGTTCGGTGAATTCGAAGTCGGAGCCAGAGGGCCGTTGTTCTGGATCGATGATGGGATCGACCGAGACGGTTGTCAGGTCGTGGAGGATGGTGTTGTGTGTTACAGCGACCGTGCTGGTAAAGGCTTTATGAGTTGGGGCGATATCTTCGGCGGTTCGTTCGTCAAAGACTACGAGACCAAGAAGCTGGCCAACCTACTCGACGAATACTGGTTCAATGGTAAGACCTTCTTCAAGCTCCTATACGGAAACGCCGTGTCGATACCGAAGGAGCAACTTCTGCTGGAGCTTCGTCAAGCGGGGTTCTCTGTCAGGGTCAGGAGAGGTAGAGCGATCAGCGAGGTGGAGGAAGCTGTCCTGACAGTTAGTAATAACAACCGGATCGATGAGATCGCACCTGTTGTGTTCTCAAGCGACCGCATTGTGTCCTACAACGCCAGCCGTATTCTCAACTGCTCTAACCTAGTTCCGGTGGAGCCGGACTCAGACGGAGATCCATCGAAGTGGCCATTCCTGCACCAATGGCTGAATCAGCTATTCGTGAATAGCTCAAAGAACTCCGCCTTAGATTATTTTTACTCATGGTTGCAGCGTTTCTACACTGCGGTTTTGGATAGGGTTCCCTTACAGGGACAAGCTCTGCTGCTGGTCGGGCCGACAGGCCGTGGCAAGTCGCTATTGTCGAACAAAATTATCAGTGGCCTTGTAGGTGGTTTCTCTGATGCGTCTGACTACCTGTCAGGTCAGACGAAGTTCAACAAAGACTTAGGTCGTGTCGCCTCATGGGTTATTGACGATACGACCTCGGCAGCTAGCTTCCAAGACCAGAGACGTGCGACCGAACTACTCAAGCGTGCGGTAGCTAATCCGAGAGTCGAGTATATGGCCAAGTATGCGGACGCCATGTCTATTCCTTGGACAGGACGAGTTATCTTGTCGCTGAACATGGACGCAAACTCACTGTCAGTGATCCCGTCTCTGGATACCAGTAACCGCGATAAGCTCATGGCTTTGTTGATTAGCAATAAGTCCACTAATAGTTTTCCGGCTAACTCACAGCTAGAGGCTACCATCGAACAAGAGCTGCCGCACTTCGGCAAGTTCCTGCTCGACTGGAAGGTTCCCAAAGAGGTCGAGGACGTTGGCCGGTTCGGTGTGCAGTCATACATCGACCCCACCATCGCGGACGCCGCTTACGACAACAGTAGTCGCAGTTCAATCGCGGAGTTGGTCGAGTTCTTCGCCAAGCGTTGCCGTGAGATTCACCCTGACATGGATCGCTGGAGCGGGACTCTGACTGAGTTTCAGGTGATGATCCATGACCTGAACAACGGTCGCGATGTCGGTTCTTCTCGTAATCTAGAGTTCTGCCGGAGAGGTATGATCACTCTGGAAGAAGCGAGCCGTGTTAATAACAAGATCCGGCCCGTCATGTCCCAAGGACAGGGCGGTGGCAAATTGTGGAGCATTGACCTCAGTGAGAATTACGATATAGGTTATGCAGCGGATGACAAACGAGGACATTCAGATAAAGAGGCAGGAGCTTTGCGGTGAATTCTGGCTAGACCTACGTGAAGCAATAGAGGCTGTAGGAGGAGACTCATCTACTATAGACCTCTATGCGGATGCCCCGCTGAGTGAGTTTATCGAACTCGTCGCGCCGAACGGAATAAGGCCCGTCTTTAAAAAGACGGGTCATATTCACCACAAAAAACTACCGCCGGAGGAAGAATGACTCGAAAGCATCGGGCCGACGGGTCTTCTTAATCTCGATGTTGTATCCGTCGGCCTTGAAGCGGAACCCGTCCTTGTCGTGAGTCCCCCTCTTGTTGAATCGTTTTTTGTGAATGATCGTCTTCTTGGGAGTCCAACCACAGAGCCATACCTTCCGTAGACCTTTGTGGACTCGCATGAAGAAGTATATATCGGCTTCAAACTTACTGAACTTGGTGCTGACTACTGAAGCATTGTATTCCAGCTTAGGTGGGGTGTTGCAGCTCTTGGCTTTAACGTCAACCTTGAGACCCTTGTATTCATAGTCGTGGGTGTAGGACTTGTCGCCGACGTAGTCGAACTGCTTGAAGGTATTCTCGAAAGCGACCTCACCTAAGAAGCCGGTCATGTTGCCTTTACCGTTCGTGAACGATGTCCTCAACTCACCTAACGCATCGGATCTTCGGCACGCTTCCGCGACATCTTCTGGCGTAGGTTTGTAGAGTATGAAACGACTCATGATTTGCGCTTACGCGCTTTCTTGAGGAGCCTCTTTTTGCTCCGGTAATTTGCAGTCTTCTCCGCGATCTTCTTCGGCTGCTTGACGAACTGCTTACCTTTCCGCATACCTTCACGCTTCTTGCGACTGGTTCGGGCATATTCCTCGTCAGTCAAAGCCTCACGCGCAGCTTTTGGTAAATACCGCTCGCCCGTTTTGAGCGACGGCTTACCAGACTTGGTTCCCCATTTCTCTCTTGTCCAGTTGTCCAGAGATCTCTGTGAAGCTTTCTTAGGCATTAGTAACCAGATTGGGTTTTAGATCGTTTACGGATAATCTTCTTAGCCTTCTTCTTGGTAGACGGCTTAGTGTGTCCGTAGCCTTTTTTCTTCATGGCAAGGTGCTGCTCATAGGTGTTAGCCTTGTAGCCTTTGCCAGACTTATCATACATCATGTGTGGTTTGAATTCCTTCATTAGTCTCGGTAGCCTCCTCCGGCTTTTTTGTATCTTGCTGCTAGCAGTTGTGCTTTTCGTGCGGACCATTGACCTGCTTTACCGCCTTTGGTTCCGGCCTTGATTGAGTTAAATAAACGCTTCCTCATCGTAGGCTTCGTGTAGTTGCCTGCTTCGTTTACTTTTGATTTCTTCTTCATTTTAAGCGTTTAAGGATTCGTTCGTAGGCTGGAAAGAAGACCTCGTCGATGCAGCGGACGCAGGCTTCCTCTTCAAAGTTCTCGCAGAACGAGATACCAGCGATGTGGAAGGCGGCGTGTAGCATTTCATGACGTAAGGTCGGGATGATTTCGTGTTCTGGTAGTTTGTTGTGTAACTGGATTATACGCTTCTCATGAAGATACTGACCGTAACAGTCCTCTAACTCAGTCTTGTGGATCTTGATCCGCTGACCTGCAATCGTGACTGATTTTAGGGATTTCACTTCTTGGATCTGTTCCTTGATTTGCTGAGTAGTTGTAAGTTCCCGCGTGAGTTGTTTCTAGGATTACCGTCTTTGTGGTCAACGTCCTTGCCCTTGACCCGCTTGCCTAAAAGCCTCTCCATCTTACGGCGTGCGCCATTACGGCTAGCCCGATTCTTTTTCTGCTCCGGCTTGCTGTGGTAGTTGTCGTATTCTTTTTGGTAGTTCCTCATAGGTTGTTAAAGTAACTGACAATCGCCTGTGCGTATACGTCGGCCAGTAGTGAGTGCTTTGCGTCAAAGAGAACCCATTCCTTTGGGCAGCTACCGAAGAAAGGCTCGCAGATCACGGCTGGTGGTGGCACGCTCCTCAGGAACCCGCCCCCGCGACCATCTGATTCAATCGGCTTGATTCCTCTGTCCGACTGCACCTTAAAGGTCTCGGCGTGGGCTTCGCGGAAACACTCAGCCAGACGGCGACCGTTGTTGCTGGTGTGGTAATATAAATATTCGTAGCCCTCTGCTTTCGAGCTTGAGTAAGAATTGAAATGCAGCTCAATCGCGATGTCGCACTTCTCCTTCGCGATACTCTGACCCAACCAGTCCATCGCTCCGCTGTAGCTCTCCGACGGGTAGTCATCGAACACAACGGACTGAACTCCTTGGTGACGCAGGTGGCTCTTCAGCAGGTCTGCGACCTTCTTGTTGTAAGACCACTCGTCTACGCCTCCGACGGACGTGGCCCCTTTGTCACCGATCCGGCTGTGTCCCACACAGATGGCGACCTTCTTGAGATTCTTAACCTTCTTACGCTTTACGGCTTTAGCCGCTTTGTAAGCGGCTACAAGTTCTAAGATCTTGTCGAGTATCTGGCTTGGACTCATTTACCGATGATGATTGCGCGACGATATGAATAATCGCTGTGGAACTTCTGGCCTCGGCCTTTTAGTTGGCCTTCTTTAAACTGATACGTGACGCCGTCAACCAGCGTCACCGTCGGAGGGTCGAGCAATGCGCTCTCGTTCAAACTTGAGTCGTTTCGCCAAGCGTTCGATCCGCAGCTTGGCAGCAGGAGAGCCATCAGCGGCAAGCTCGTCAATGTCGTCTTCCAGCTC